CTTGTGTCTTGTTTCATGACTGAACAAGTACCTAGCTTGCCAGCTTCAGGTGTTATTGGGTCAAACCCAAAGACAACCGATGATGTTGCTAACATCACCGCCGGCGCTGGTGCGAAGTCCAAGTTCCCTGCACTACCGAGTACCGTTTGGGCTGGTTTGTCCAAAAGTCAGAGGAAGAAGTACTTGAAAACCGGTTCTTATGAATCGCCCAAGTACCAACCCAAACTTGTGCAAGCCAGTGGGCCACGTGAGGCCCAGAAACCCGCAGAGGCTCAATTGTCGACAACAGTGCCAGTTTCTTTGTCCGAAGATAAGGAACCAGCTATTGTGTTGACTCCTCTGTCTCATGCTACAGCCACTGCTTCAGCAGTTTCAGTCGTTCAATCAGCCGCCTCAAAGTCAAAATCGAAGCGTCATCAGAAGAAGCAAAATCAGTCTTCCCCAGTGGTGTCTTTAAACACCACAGCGCAGGCCCCTGGCCTGCCACCCGTCACGGCATCACGTTCTGTCCCGATTGTGGATTCAAGAATTGGATTGCCGTCCTACCCTGTGGTTGCAACATCTGCCCAGCTTGCGGAGCATCCAATTGCAATACATTCACGGCGGGTGGCTATGGGCGATTTGCTGATGAAACCTTTGACTCTGACTCTGATGTCGACGACCGCTGAAAACATCGCCAAAGTGGCCAAATTCTTGCCGTCCGTCAAAGTGGAATCAGGAGAGTTTGAACGGGCTCATCCTTTTTGTGACAGTCTTCGGCGATATGCCCTCAGACATCTCCCAGAAAATTTCCAGCTTTTGCCAGACCATGTTCTTTCTCAACCTTGTGTGGTTGATCCAATGGATCCACTGATTCAGTCGGAACTTCGTGATAACCCCCGAGCCTGTGCTTGTGATATATCGCAATGTCCTCATCTGAAAAATAAAGTGTTGCTTTGTGTGGATTCGTTGGCCAAAGTTGGTCTCGCACGACTTTATGCTGCAATGGCAGCCGGCCAATATTGTTACTTCGTTGAATATTGTTTCCCTGAAGGATTTCAAGGCGACGTTTTTGACGAGTATCATGTGTCGGTCAATGACGGCATGGCCACTTGGGTTCCATTGGCGGCGGATGATGGGCAAAGACCTCCAACGAAGAATTTGGGTCTGATCAAGGATGGAGAAGTTCTTTGGTCTGATAGTGCTGGTTCTCTCATAGCTCGAGTTGGATGGTGCTGTGGGCCATTCACCACTGGCTTCGTGCGTCGAGTGGCGATGCCGTTGCCAGTTGCTTCGAGTCCTGTGGTGTCTTTCTCCACACAAGGTCAGACAGCCAATTCCTTGCCCATTGTCCAAGCTGGAGTGGCCTCCACCCAAAGAATGACCACTATCCGTTACACTCCTTCATGGAGTTTCACGGAAGTGGCAGTAGTCTTGCCGGCCGACTTCGCGGCCGAACTTGTCAAGACGGCCTATGACAAAGCTTGGGACCCGTCAACGCGTCAAGTTGATGAGACGATGGTAGCCGTTATCTTGAACACCATCGAGTCGAAGAATCGCTCATTTGGTTCCGAGAATTTCGAGGCTATACGTCCTGCGATGATAGCCTATGCTGTGAGTCGCATTGTCAAGGATCATGAAGAGACTTCAGTTCTCGTCAAAGCGATGACCAAGAAATCTTGGTTGCAGAGGCTTCGACTGTTCGTTTCTGATGTGTTGGATTGGATGTCTAATCACCAACTGTCTCTAGCTTTGTCGGTGGCAATCATTTGCGGGTGGCTTTTCAAGAGGTGGCATGTAGCTGGGACGGCTTTTGATTTGGGATCAATCATAGCCGTGGTGGCTGAGGAGGTGTTGAAGCGCTCTTCTTCAGTGGTGGCTTTTCTTCTCGTTTGTTTCGAGGCCCTCAAGCATAGTCTGTCGGGTTCGCTTTTGCAGTATATCCCGACAGCTTTGATGCATTTGGGTTGTGTGCGATTGGGACTCGTTCCGGCAGTTCTTTTCCATTTTTTATGGAATGTTTCGGCCAAGGCTTTGGGACATCCAACAGGCAGTGCTGGCCTGTGGCCTTGGCTGCTTCTGGCTGGAATCGAGGTGTCCGTCACTCTAAACCCATCACAGTTGCTAAGGACTGTTGTCGCCTCGAGTCGAGAGATCTGGCGGTGGATGCGCGATTTCGGTGGGTCAATGTACCAGACGATCTGTGGTGCCAAGCTTCATCTTTCGTCCAAATTGGCCCATGTTCTGTCGTATTTCCAAGCGCCTTCGCCAGTTGCCATCACAACCTCATTCAAGCCATCACCACCCGTCTTTCCTGTAGGCGTGTGGCGGTTAGTCAACTGGATCAGAAGTCCTTATTGGCTTTCGCGGCGTGGTGGCTCCCCCATTTCTTAGGTCCTGCGGAGATTGTGCCGCCTTTGAGTCTAGAACAGTACTTGGCGGCAAAACCCAAGCGGTTGGTACAGCGGGTACAGGAAGCCCTGGCCAAATATGGAAGCGATTTGCCCAGAACCGTCACTGATTCTTTCGTCAAGACAGAATTGCGGTCGAAGCAAACTGTGAAGCCCCGTCCGATTATGATGGTCGATGCTATTCGTACAGCTCGAGTAGGTCCCTACTTGGCGGCATATGACGAGAAGCTCCGTGGGTTGCCCTTTGTCGGTAAATTCATGGACGCCCATCAAGTGGGTCGTTGGGTCAAAGACCATCACCCCACGCATTGGGGTGATTTTAGTGCTTTTGATGGTTCGCTTGGTGAATGGGCTTTCGCTATTGAAGCGATGGTTTACAAGCATTGGGGTATGCCTGATGATTTGTCGCAATGGATCAAACACTATCAAACCC